TAGCGATCTTACCGTCAGCAGATTGATATATTTTTGTTATACTCATTGTGTAAAATCAAACTCAAAATCAGTTGACTTGCCAACAGGGACTTCGTCAATTTCGCCAAATAATATTTGACTAGATTGTGGCATAGCTGTAAGTCCTTTACCTCTTTTTCTTTTGTCAAATAATCTTTGTTCGGTGTCAATTAATTTGTCTAAGAACCCATAACTTTCACCAGCGTTCATAAGAGCTTGATAAGCAGTTTCTGCATTTTTTCCTGGTCTTTCAAAAATAGGTATTAGTTCATTTAAAGCGTTTCTTGCACTACCTATATCTTCCCAATTACCAGAATCAATAGCAACAATTGCGTCAGCTCTTTTTCTGTCAGCGTCAGATATTGTTCTGTTAGATTCTCCAAGAATTGTTGTAATGTTTTTAGCTGTAAAGTTTTTTGCCCATCTTCTTAACTTTTCAGAATCTGATGCATTTACATCTACACCAGAAACATTAGCTAATAGTTTGTTAATAATGTTTTGTGTATTGGGAACAACACCAAAACCAGCTGGATTTATTAATTGTTTAGCTAATTCTATTTCTTCTTTAGAATCATTTGTGTATTGCACTGCATTATATATATCAGCAAAAACACCATCTACATCTGGACTTGGCCTATACTGTACGCCACCTCCTGGCTTAACATGAACTTCTAGTTTATATGAAAGAGGGTCTTTTGTTCCTCTTGTATATAAGCCTGGTAATTTTGCATCAACAAATCTTTTAAATTCTGTTGGACCTTTACTATCGCCACCAATTAAAGATTGTGTTTCTTTTAATAACTCTACTTGTTTTAAAGCATTATCAAGCTGTTGCTCTTCACTTAAATTACTATCAACATCTAATCCATATCTATCTTTAAAAAATGCACTTGTTACATCTTTAGGTAATCTACCAGCTAGTATGGCTGTTTCTAAAAAATCTCCTTTAGCTGGATTTACTTCTTTTGCTAATTCAGCTGGAGCAAATTCATAACCTAAAGCTGCAGCTTCGTTTGGTGTTATAGGTTCTGGAGTTAAACTGTATTCGTCTTGACCAGCTTCTCTATAAGCCATAAACTGTCTGTTAGATTCGTCTTCTCTTGTTGCTTGTGATCTTGCTAAATCAGACATAGCCATTCTTTTTTGTACTGTGCCTACTACACTGCCGTCAAAAGGAACTGAACTAAAACCAGCTTTTGATTCAGCGTCTCCCACGGTTGACCCTTGTCTAACTCTTTCTAATTCAGAACTAAAATCTTTTGATTGAGTTGGAGATACTTGAAATTGTCTAATATCCATATCAACAATAGCGTCTAATGCATCACCTGTTCTTCCAGTTTGTTCTTTATAAACTTCGTACAACAAAACATTTGTTTCTGGACTTCCAGATACTGGAACTTTTTCTTTTGTTTTTGGTTTAATAAAAAACACTTCTCCAGTTTCTTTATCAGATTCTGTATTATTTTTTATCCACTTTTTAAAATCCTCTATATCTTCAAACTCTTGTCTTTCGTCATTTGTTTCTTGTATAGATTCTTTAACACCTGCTTCTTTGTCTTTTTTAGAAACTCTTCCTAACTCTTCAGTTAAAGAATTTAAATCTTGCTGTATTGCAGCCGGTCTAAGAACTGGACCTCCCACAGCATAATTTTTTGGTTTTATAATAGGTGGGTTGTTCATTTTTATTATCCGTAAGCTCTTTGATTAAATCCTATACTATTAACGCCAGGTAAAGAAGGTAGATTCGGTAATATTTGATATGGGTTTACATAAGGAGCATAGCCAGACAATGTTGTTTGCATCGGACTTGCTACTGCACCTTGTTGTTGACTCATCATCATTTGATTACTTGGTATACCTTGAGCTAAACCAAGTTGATAACTTGTTCTGTTATATGGGTCCATGTAAATGTTATAAGCATTTTGTCTTGCAGTATCATAAACAGATTGTTCATAACCTCTTGCAGTTCTACCAGCATTAGCAAGGGCTGCAATATCTGCACCTTGTAATCCTTGTAGAGTACCTCCAGCACCTATAAATCCAGAACCTAAACTTTGCATAGCTGGGGCAAATCCTGCTAAACCAGTTCCTAATTGAGCAAAGTTTTGACCACCAGAAGATATACCCGTTGATAACTGAGCAAGTAGACCAGCAAGTCCAGAACGAGTATTACCAAAACCTTGTCCTAAACCAGCCATTGTTGGAGCTGCTCCTCTTAAGGCTTGTTGTTCAATGTTAAATTGATTTTGAGCTTGAGAATAAGCAGATGTTAAACCTTGATTAATAATTTGTTGCCTGGCTTCTTGTCTTTGTTTTTCCATTTCTAACTCGATCATACCTAATCGTGTAGAACCTCTAAGACCAGAACCTGCCGCATTTAAATTTAACTCTGTTATTTTGTTATCATAAAATTCATCAACATCTTCAAGTTGATTTTCAAGAACTGCATCGACATATGGATTCATATAATAGTTAGCTGCTTGTTCATCAAAAGAACCAAGACCAGCGTTAAGCATATTAATTGCTTCGTAATATCCTCTTTCAGTTGGCTGTAAACCACTTCTTGCTAAGTTAGCTGCATCTCTTAATCCCATTATACCTTCGGAATAAAGAGGATAAGCATCTCTCATTACAGACGCACCTTCTCCTATAAATGGAAATGCACCTTCATAAGCCTCCATACCTCTTTGAAAATAAGGAGCATACGCTCCTACACCTTGAGCAGTTAAGTCAAGTGCTGCTTGTTCTAAAGGATTAAACGGAGCTATTTGTGTAGTTATAGCTTCTAGGGGTGGTGGTTTAGAAGAAAACGCATACCCTTGATTAAATAAAAATTCTGTTAAAGCTCTTATATATGGATCGGCAAGATTGTAACTGACATCACCACCATATGTAGCATCTGTTACGCTAGGTAGTTGACCAGAAAAAGTATATTGACCTTGGTTGACTGGTGTAGTCATTATCTTCCCTCCAAGCTATTCATTAAAGCATACATCTTTCTAACGCCTTCTTTTCTATCTCCGTCACCAGCCCCTCTTACAGCTTTAGCTGTCATAACAAATTCGCCATCTGATAATCTTGCCGGTATAGAATCACTTGTTCCTGTGCCAGGACCACTTGCTTCTCCACCACTGGCTGCATTAATAGCTGTTTGAGGTTGAGCATAAGTAGGATAAAGTTCGTTATAATCTAATACTTCAAACTGACCTCCTAATTGATTTTGTACATCTTGTCTTGCTCTTGCTGATTCAAAACCTGCATTTCTGCTAAACACATCTGTTGGAAGATTTGATGGTTTATTCAATGCTTCAAACATCATAAGGAATCTAATATCATCAGCATTTAAAGATTTCTTTCTTCTCTGTTTATCTAATATCTCAGAATACTTTTCTATTATTTCTTCGTCATCCATCTGCATGCCAAAACTTTTCATAATAGATTCTCTTGCAGGATTATTAAAAATATCTCCTGACATTGTAGACATACCTTCTCCTCCAAGCATTCCACTACCGCCTCTCATTGGTATGTTTGCATAACCTTCATCACCAAAGATAGAGCCACCAACATATTGTCTCATTTGTTGTTGAGCTAAGTTTCTAGCTCCTGGTGTACCAATAGCGTTTCCTAATTCTCCTTGAGCATATAAAGCAGCTAAATCACGAATACTTCTTTCTCTGTTTTCTTCTGTTCCTACAAGAGACTGTACGCCTTGTCTTAATTGTTGTTCTGGAGTTTTTGTAGTTAATGCGTCATAGGCATCTGGACCATACATTATGCCAGCTGTTCCTAATCCAGTAGAAATAAATGGATGTCTATAAGCAAAACTACCTATACCTTTTAATCCTCTTCCTGTAGCTCTAAGTGCTCCCATTGGAGTAAAGTTAGAAGCTATTTGACCTGCAACATTTGGAACTCCTACTGAAGCTGAAGCACTTGATGGAGTTCTTTTAAATCTATTTGCGAATGATCCTAAACCACTTCTCATCTGGCTCATTAGACCTGGTTGTGCATAAGCACCTCCAGCTGCGTTTGGACCACCCATAGTAAATCTACCACCAAACCCAGTCATTGGATTTGGACCACCAAAACTTCCAATTCCTGATCTTAATCTATTGAACTGATTGCTTATACCTGATCCAACAGAACCCATCATGTTACGACCTGATGCAAGAACAGAATTAAAAGCAGCATCGGCTGCTGCATTTGGAACATTTGGATTTGTAGCTACAGCAATTCTTGAATTTGCAATTCTATCTCCCATGTTTCTTAATAATTGACTACCTTTGCTAAAACCAGTTTGTGTAGCGGGTGGTGCAGCGGCTATTAACTTATTTATTTGTGTTGTAGTAAAACCTCTTCCAGCATTAATTGCGTTACCAAGTTTTGTGCTTAAAGCAGTTAAATCAATACCTAATTCTAAACCCCTTTGTTTTATTAATTCTTTTGCTTGTGCTACTTTTTGAGCACTAGCTCTACCTGTTCCAGATTTTGCAATGGTGTTAAATATATTAGCAATATCATCTGCTAATATTTTAGCAGCTTGTCCTGTGTTAGTAGCAAGGCCACCTGATACAAGTTTTCCTTTACTAAATATTAATTCTCCAGGTTTTGCCCCGTATCCTTTTATAATATTTCCAGCTGAATCTTTTAAAACATTTTTTCCTCGACTAGCACCTCCTGCAAGACTAGCTAATCCTTGCTGAGTACTTGGACGAGCTAAAACATCGTCTAATAAATTTCTTCCTTTTGATAATCCTTTTCCTACAACTCCTCGTCCTGCTCTTGCTAATCCAAGAAGTCCTTGTCCTAATCTTACTGCTAAACCTAATGCCATTATGTTATCACCACTGTTATTGTTCCTAGAGAACCTGTGGCACTTACTCCTGTCGGGTAAAACACCGGTTCATATAAATTTCGCCAAGCATTGCCATCGTACGCTTGATGTACTTCGATCGTTGTATTGAATATTAACCCACCTGGGCTAAATTTTCTACTATTTCTTTCCGTTGTTGTGTAGGAAGGTACTACATTTAAGTCCAATTGGAAAAGGTTTTGTTCAATTGTTCTCACTAACCTATTCAAAGTATTGGCATCTATGTCTTCCTGATTAAACCGAGGAAGAGAAGAGAAAGCCTGTCTTATGTCATATCTTGGCATTATTGTCTCCCATCTGGTTTAACATCTAATCGTGTAGAACCTAATCGCCATCCTACACCTAATCTGTTTGCTGTGTTTGCTGATCCATTATTATAACTAGAAACTTTTAAAGAAAATTGTCTTCCACGCCCTCTCATGTTTTTAACTTTTGTCGTTGAATCAACTGGGATATTAGCATCTGTGGATAAATTATCTCCAGGTGAATTTCTCATTTGTACAATTAAATCAACAGTTTGACTTCCTGCTATATCTGTACCAATAAATTTAAAATCCGGTATAACTCTACTAACAAAGGCAAATTGTTCACCATCTTGAATATCTATATCACCAGATTGAATATATACATCATCCATTGGAGAGCCGTCATTATCATATCCAGTTTCATGGGCATACATATATCCATTAGAAGAACCTTCTGTTGCTCTTGGTTTTTGATAGATACCGTAATCAATCCAAGCTGTTCTACTTAATTTACCTATAGACCATGTTTGCTGAACATAATTATATGTTACATATCTATCAACCTCAGTTGATCCTGATGAAGGATAAAACCATCCAACTTCATCAAATGTTTGATTAGAAAAACCAAATATTTTATATCTTTCATCATAGTTAAGATCGCCAAATACATATTCTTTTACAGTGCATGGAAGTGATTGAATAGACCCTGTATATACATAAAAATTAGATTTATCCATCCAAAATGTTGCGTCAGCACCATTAACAGCAGCATTTGGCCCTATAATCGACGGACCCCTAGCGAGGAGAGAAGTGGTAAAGGGAAGGGGTCCGCCTACGAATCGCAATGAAAACAATGCGACATCGGTCCATACTAATATTTCTTGTCTTGTTTGTAGACCACCAATAATTTCTGAGCCTAAGTTTAATTCTATTTGATCAGCAGTTGAAGTGCCGTCTGTTCTTATTTGCCAATCTACAGCACTATCTTGGTTAGATATTCCTATTATCATAGGGTCTATTGTTCCAGTTCTTGACGATCCAGATATTGGATCAACGCCAAGTGCTATAACATGTCCATCTCTTTCAGATACGATAACTTGATTGGCTTTAGTTGGTGCAAGGTTGGCACTTGCATCAGCCGTAATGTTGGTGGCACGGGAAGCCGTCCCTCCAGACTCATCCCATTTGTAAATAGCTCCACCGCGATAATTAATAATAAGGTCTTCACCGTAGTTATCCTGATTCCATAGTCTAAATTCCGTTGAAGGAGAGCCGTATCCCCAAGAACCTGAGTTCCATGTACTTGCTCCCCAACCACCTAATAAAGACTGTTGGTCTTCTCCGGTTGGAATTTCAAATTCAAATGTTAGAGAGCCCCCAGTACTGGAAGTCGAACCAGAGGCAGTCGTACTTACTGTTATATCAAAATTATTAGCATCTACAACAGCTACTGTATGATTTGCGTTTATTTCTGTAATTGGAATACCATCTACTGGTGCAGCAAGACCAGATATAGTAACAAAGTCACCAGTTGCACAGCCATGAGATGTGACAGTAAACCGCACTGAAGTTGTGCCATTTGTTGTCATTGGATTGCTTACAGTTTGTGTATTTCTTAATGGTGTAATATCGTAATAATTTCCGTTATTTAAAACATAAAATTTACGATTAGTTCCTACACCAACATATTGGTTAGCATCAAAATCAGACCATTCTAGTAAACTTCTGCAAGTTCCTACAAATGAATTACCAGAATACTTTTCCCACCCACCTATTTTTTGCGGTAGTCCATATTGAAAACGAACAAGATTACCATCGGTCCATCCACCTTCGTCTGTATAGTCTGTTGTCTCTTTATTTATTCCTGGTCTGAAATTAAATTTCGCTAACGGCATCTTGTAATTCTTCCACTTTCTCTTCGAGGTCTTCGATTTTCCAGATAGCATCTTTCAATGCCTGAGTAAGTAAAGGAACCAGCTTAGAATGATCTAATTGCTGTAAAATTGGTGCGTCTGTTACTGGATCAACAGCGTCCTTGTCACCGGTGACTGCTTGAGGTACAACTTCTTGTACTTCATGAGCTAAAAAACCTTCTTGTCTTGTAGGATTAATAATATCCTTAAACTCATATTGAAGGGGTCGAAGGTCAAGAACCCTTTCACATGCATCTTCTATATCACCAATTACATTTTTCTTTCGGTAATCAGAAGTTGTATTATAAGCGGCATTTACACCATCATTTGAAATAGAACCAACAGTAGTTGCACCATTTAAAAATGTCATATGTTGAATACCACTACTTTGATAGCTTTTAAAAGTCGTGTTTGTGTCTATAAAAGCAGTTGCGTTGTCAGTAGCCGCAGTTGATGTTCTGCCACCGTAAAATATATTTCCAGAAGAATCTATTCTTACTCTTTCAGCTGAACCACCAGTCACAAAAGCTAATTGGTTTGATGTGGCTTGTATATTGTTTCCATTAAGATTTATTAAATCAACAGTTAAATTTGTTAAAGGAGCATTTGATCCAACATCTGCACCATCTATTGATCCTCCATCAATATCTACAGAATCTAAATAAGCAGTTCCATCAATGTATAAATCTTTCCACTCAACTCCCGTAGCTCCTAAATCATATGTATTTGTTGTATCTGGAATAATTCCTTGTGTTAACAATCTTCCAATGCCATTAGCTATATTACCATTAGTAGCTCCCCCACCATCAGAATAGATAATAGCTGTAATTCCATTAGGAACAGTAACTGTAGTGCCAGATGTTCCTTGTTTAAAAGTTAAATCATAACCACCGGTCGTAGAATTTTGTACATACCAACTTTTTTCTAAATCACTTGGTCCAAATGTTATAGTTCTATTAGCTGATAAAGTTCCTGTAAATTTAATAATTTTATTTAATGCATCAGCTGAAGAGCCATCTGCAACATTTAATGAAATATCTCCATCAGACATAGAATAATCTACATAACCAGATATTGCCTGGTCAACCAATTCCATATTTGTGTTTGTACTTGTTCCCCAGGTACCTGACTCGTCGCCTGTTCCAATTAATTTTATACCTAAATTACTAAATGTAGCCATTATGCAGCAATCCTTACCCAATTAGGTGTTTGACTGGTATCAACTTCTTCCCAAAGAAGTGTAGTACCAATAGAACCTGTTATTTCAACTCCTGTTACAAATATATCAGAACCTAATCCTACGGTTACTGAACCTATAAGTAACTGTGCACCTACACCACTTGGATATGCAGTTACACCAGTGCCAACACTAACATTATCTAGTGTTGATGTCACTTCAATTCCTGTTACTGGAACTGTTACATGAGCAACAACTTCAACATTAACTGTTCCAAGCAATGCATTAGACTCAACACCTGTTACTTGAATAATAGCTGTTTGACCAGCTGCGACAGTTCCAATTTGTCCAGTTCCAACTACACCAGTAGCTTCAACAACTATACTAGCGGAAGTTAAAGATTGTGCATAAGCAGCTTCTGAATATGTTGTAAAACCTAAAGACATTTGCCTATATTACTCCTAATACAGACAATTTACACTATTCTGTTGTGAATTGTCTATTTTCTTCTTTAATAAGTGCTTTTATTTGATCGCCTAATTCATTAGAATTAATATCTTCTAATGCATTAAGAAAATTCCTATCTTTACTAATTACAGAAAATTGCACATTAAATTCATGTTTGTGCTGTCTTGAGTGTAATTCATTAACATTCATTTCACCATCTGGATTAATTGGTGATGGAAATGACATTAAGCACTACCTTGAGGTGGATATGCAGGTGTAGCAATATTTAAAGATGCAACAGGACAATCAGGAAATGTTATTAAATCAACATCAGCATTAGAATCTGGTAAATCTCTTAACTCCTGTCTCCATGTTTGAAGTGCTGTTTTATCATCAGAGCTTAATGGAGAATCAGCAACAAGAGCCCAATCAGTATCTTTTAAAAGATTATTTCTAATAGACCTAATCCCATCTTTTCTGTTGGTTTCATAATTATCAATAGTCTCTTGAGTTTCTGCTTTTGCTCTATCCCACTGTTCATCAGTAAAGTCTTTATTAATCCTTTGACCATAAGTTGGTGAGCTAGGATCGTCATCCCTTACATTCATTTGCGGTCTTGTAGAAAAAACCGGAAAATCACTTTGTTGATAAGCCATATTTTTACTCCTAATTTTTTAATAAACTATACTATTTTTTTAAAACAATCAACATAACTATTATAGAAAACTTGGCTTATTTGGAAAATCTACATAAGGAAAATCAGTATGAGAAGGTAAATCTCTTAACGATTGCCTATATGCGTTAGCCTCTGTTTTTTGAGAATCTGTTAATTGACAGTCAGCAAGAGCAACCCAGTCGCTGTCTTTCAACAAATCATTTCTCATACCTCTTTTTACAATAGAGTCATTTGTTTTTGTTAATTCTGTATCTTCTTCTGGAATACTTACATCAATTTCAATGTATTTATTAAGTGTTCCATCATATACTTGTTGTTTTGCCATGATATTAATTACACCGTAATTGCATATAAAGCAACGATACCTTCTGTAAAATTTCCAGCTGCATTATAAACATAAAAAGCATCTGCGTAATTTGAAACGGGTTGACTATTAGAAGCACCGGCTACTCCCCATTCCCTATCCATATAAGTACCAGAAGCAGCAGTTCTAGTAGAAGAATCCCACTGATATCCCGATGCTTTCAGATTATTTTCGTATATAAAATGAGAGTAAAATCTAGGAGAGTAAGCATTACCATTGTAATCTTGTACGGCATATGTATTACTAGCATAAGGATAACTTAAACCACCAAAATATCCTGGTGACATATAGTTCTGATTCATGCCATAATTTGTTCCTTGATAACTTCCTCCTTGATAAACCCGAAATATTGAAGTGTTCCATTGATTTCCTGTGGAAACAGATGATCCATTATTGTAAGGTAATATCCTTATTTGAAAAGTATTTACAGCTGAATTAGTTGATACTCCCCAAAAATGCAATTCATAAGAACGAATATTTGAAGCCGTCATAGATGCTTTTTTAGAAAGCATAAAATTAGCAGGTGTTGAGGTTTTTAAATCTATAGAACCACAAAATTGTTTTACAGGATCACCAGCTCCAGCCCATGATAAAGTTCCGCTTCCATTTGTCTGTAAAAATTGAGCTGCTGTTCCATCTGCTGTGGGCCAAGTATAAGATGTATTTCTTGATTTTATTTTTACATCTTTTGCAGCGGCTGAAGAAAGAGTTAGATCATCATTAGATTTAACTTCAGAAACCATTAAACAACTCCGTCTTTAAACCATCCTGAAAGTACAAATGTACCATTATTAATATTACTCCCATTAGCAAGGTGAACTTTAAAAGTCATTGTATGTGTTACACCTACTGTACCAAATGGAGTAGTTGAACTGTTATATACAACACCAAAATTATAGCCGTCATATTGACTCCAATCAATATTGTGTGCACTTCCCCATGACATCATTGTTCCAAAAGGATAACCCCTAGCGTTCCAATATATATAACTACCACAAATTCCTGCACCTCTATAACCTGTGCTGTTGTAAGATAATTTTTGACCTGAGGTTGTAAAATCACACGATCCACCAAAATACTGAGTACTTGGATAAAATCCACTTCCAGCAGTATAACTATACATTCCAGAATTTGTATTTCTTCCGTAAGAGCCAAAATAACTTACCCCGTGAGTTTGAAGGTCTACTTGACCAGCTGTTGTTGTTCCTGCTTGATCATAATTTCTAATAGCAGGATAAGCCTGATAACTATGAGCCATCCCACTAACTGACCAAAAATCCAATCTTAAGGCAAGAACATCGCTTGGTGTTGTTGTTATTGCTGTTGGTACACTTAAGTCAATTTCCGCTGTATTTCCTGTAACTGATTCGTCAAAAACAACTTTGTCTAAAAATTGCCAACCCTGCTCTGTGCCGTCTGGTGTTGATGTTGGACTAGTTACAGTTCCCCATCTTGTATCTCCACCTGTAGAGTTTGACTGTAAAAATTGACCAGAACTTCCATCAGTGTTTGGTAAAGTATAAGTTAAGGAAGAGCCGTCTGCACTTTTAAAAGTTTCTTGAGAACCCCATCCAAGATTTCCACTTCCGTCAGTATTCATTACTTGACCAGCTGTGCCATCTGCGGCAGGTAGTTTAAAAGCTGTTGTACTGTTTTGTGACTGAATATTTTTAACTACTATTTTACCCATAATATTTTCCTATACATCTATTCCATTTTTAAAATGAGCATAAAGCTCAACTATACCGTCAATCCAATTAGCTGTTTGGTTATTTGAAAGTATAAAGCCACCCATGCGAGCACTAGGGCCACCCACGAGTTGTCCATGAGACACAACACGCTCAAAATTATTTCCAGGAGCATTATGAATATTGCAAATATTTAAATATGTTTTATTTGTGATGGCATTATATATTAATATCTCTTGATCCATATGCTGAGTGCCAGAATCTACATTACCACCACCTAATCCGTTAGCGTCATCAAAAATACTTGATGTAGTATTGTATTGAGATACTATTTGAGAATAATTTGGCTGTATGTAATTAGCACTAGACGGAGCATAACTAAACCCCTGGGGATTACCACTGCTGCCGGTATTATGAGCACCACCTGCAACATACTCATAGCCAGCTGAAGAAAGAGCTGAGCCACTTTGATCTGTCAATTGCAATTTCTGACTCCAATAATTTGAATTGGCAATTCTTAAGCCATATAATTTTACTGTATACCCTAATATTTCTGATAAATCTGTAGTATAAGCAGTTGGCACAGTAAGCGTAAATGTTGCGGCGGGCGTAGAATTTGTTATATCAACTCTATCACATAATCTTAATCCTGTTTCTTTTGGCGAAGAACCAGAAACAGTAAAAGGATTTGTCGCACTAAATGTTGATAAGTTACCTGCTCCGTCTGTTCTAAAAGCTAAACCATCAGATGCAATGCTATTTGGAAAATTTAGTGTCGTGTTTCCGTCTTGTGTTTTTATAGGTAAAGAATCAGATGTAAAAGCTAATGTTCCTAATCCATCTGTTGATTTAACCATCTGACCAGCTGTTCCGTCAGCTGTCATCCATGTAAGTTCTGGAGAACCTCCTGTTGTGTTTTGTAATTTATTTACTACTACTTTACTCATATTCCACCTTTTTTATTACGGGTAATTCACATTAGCGTCTTGCATTAATCCATACATTTCAACCATTCCATCATTCCAATTAGTTCCATTAGCACTCACAATCTGTACTCCATAAGGCTTTGAACTTAAAGCCCTCCAACCATTATATTGATTTTGTATAAAACAAGCCTCACCACACATTCCAAATGCTTGATTATTTGCATCAGATGCACCATATGCCCACCAAACCGAAGGCATTGCATTGCCCATATAGGCATATACATGGGCAGTAACACCTTTTCCATACTGTGTGGTACTTGAGGTATCATTAAAAGCTACAGTGCTAGTTCCAAACATACTTTGGTTCATTGCATTTGATGATTCAATATAACTACTATTACTTGATTGCCAGTCAGATGCACCTGATCCCTGCCCAGAGGTCCTTCTCCAACCAGCCATATTTTGTGTGTTTTGATGAACAGAATTTCCACTATTATCTATAAATCTCATATATAAATAATCACCGTTATTTGTATTTCCTAGTCCTATTATTTTTAAATAAATACCTATCATAGAAGCAGTGTTAGTTACATAGCTTGATGGAAAAACGAAATTAATGTTAGCACTAGCAGGAGTAGACACACAGTCAACTTTATCTAATAGATAATAACCATATCTTCTGTTTGTACTATTTCCTGATTGATACATAGGGTTAGCAGGTGCGTTTGCATAACCTATATTACCTGATCCGTCTGTTTTTAAGGCTTGATTAGCACTACCAGCAGCGGCAGGGAAAGTATATGTAAGATTAGGTCTTTTTATTGATGATGAATAATTAGTCCAACCTAAATTGCCAGACCCATCTGTTTTTAATTGATCATTTGCGACTGGTGTTGCTGTTGGTAAAGTAAGAGCAGTACCGCCACTATATTGAATTTCATCTACGACTAATTTTGACATATTTTTCTCCTAAGTCATCGTAATAGTGCTGCCTAATTCTAATACAGCATGTTGTGTTGCGTCAATAACTTCTATACTAGCACTTGCAGCAACATTTAATGTTCCAGTTACATTTAATTGACCTAATGTAACAGATTTATCAGCAATTGTTCCATCTACCCAAAAAGGTGATATTTCATTACTATAAGCTGTATCAGCAATTAAATAAACAGCGTTATCAAAAACAGTAACATTACCTGATCCTGATATTGTTGTTCCTGTTTTTCCTACAAATACAGAACCCAATGTAAATCCACCTGTTGTTTCAGGTATCACTCCTTGAGCACCTGTAATAGTTCCTGATGCAGACGCAATGTCTACAGCAGATAAAACACCAGATTTTTCGGCAGGCATTGTTACGAAAACATTTTTTTCGGCAGCAGCAAAATTTACTAATGCATCTGAATTAGATGATTCAAAAACAAAATCTCTTGATAATGTGGTGCCAGAGCTTGTATAGGTTCCAATACCTGTTTCCCATGTGTTATTTGCTGAGTCTACAATAGCATATTGAGTTCTTGCTCCATCTCCTAGAACAGAAAAAGCCTGAAAGCCATCAGCGGCTCCGGCAAGTGTAAGCGTTCCCGTACCAGAAGTGGTACTGGTTTCTTTTACTCTATCTGCTATTTGCAAACTAAAATGAGGCATTAAGCAATCCTTATTATAGCATTACTAGCATCAGGTGTCGGAAACTGAATGGTGAAATCCCCAGAACTTGATGATTTATTTGATCCAAAATCAAGAACACATACCGCTTTATTGGATTGTGTTGAATTATAAATTAAAGCACCTCTAGCTGTAATAGTAGAAGTACTCCAAGTCGTATCAGCAAAATCTGTAATAGCTGTTGTTCCTGAAGGGTTAGATGGTGTTACATTAGTTAAAGTATTTCCGCCAGCTACATAAGCTGTTCCGCTTGCTTCATCACTTGTAGAATATGCCGTAGTGCCAGCACCCATAGTCGCTGTGTCGGCATATAAAGCAATTTTAAATGTTGCACCTGTTCCAGATGATCCACCTCCTGATCCGTTGTAGAAATTATGCACACCTTGTAAAAGTTCTACTTTAAAACTTGTGCACATTGCTTGTGTTATAGCCATATTACATTCTCCTTATAATTTCAGCGAGGTCATCATGTCCCTGTTGGGACAATGTACCACAAATAGTCGTACGCTCAGACAATATAGCTTGTTGCATATAATATCTCAATACCTTGTGGACATTTTCTTTAAATGCTTCTGCCTGGTCTCGTATTGCAGGCGGAGCATCTTGGGAAACTGAGATAATGTGACTGGTTGCTCTATCGGCCCAATGATCACTATCTAGTCCCTTATTATCTGTTGTTATTACATTAACTGTTCCGGTTTTTACGCCTAATTCATCTGAAAACATTAAGTCACCTCTATTCTTAAACTATCATAACGATATTCATCTCTCCTATCTCTGCCTTCAAATAGGTTTTTCTGTCGTGATATTTCCTCTGCGAACCTTTTTTCGTATTCTTGTTGTAAGGTAGGTTCTCCCTTCATAAAAATATATGCCTCAATTAATGATCCGTATAAAAGAGCATTTCTTGCATTTAAAGATAAATAAGTACCATCAGTATTTGTTACTAAACTAGGCGGTTTGTACAAATAATTTAATTCCATTGTGTAAATTGCGTCTGGTGTAGGTGAAAGTAAAAAAGTATTATCTTCATTTTCTATAACCGCACCAGCATCAAAATCAGCATAGTATTTTGGTATTCCTTGTAAAGATGCTTGATTTGGATCGTAATCATATGCTTGTATAAAAGACGGATGTTTTTTATCAAGATAATGATAATCTCCATTTGCATCAATTGCAGCTAAAGAGAATGACGCAAGATAATCACTTGGTCCTTTTAAAAATCTATTACCAGCAGTGCATTGACCAGTTGATGTTTTTCTAAATACATTTATCTGAACAAGCTCTAATAATCTTTCTTCAGCATTTTTAATAAAATCATCTAATGAATTTACAAAAGTTGTTTCATTGTTTTGTGTATAATTTTGAATAAGTGATTTTAATTCTGCTAATGTCATGTTGTTACCACCGTTACTGTTCCAACATTTGATTCAATAGCAGACAAAGAAAAAGCATATCCAATAGGATCAAATGTTTTATCTGTAAATGCGTTTACCTTAGTAGTTTTTACTACACCTTCGCCCGCAGGCGTATCTTTATCTGGTCTAGGTTCCCATAGAGCTTCTGGGTCTATTACATTTACTCGTAATTCTAATTGTGGTTGTTTTGGTTCCCAACAACTAGGGCAAGTTTTTAGACCGTTCCACTCTTTATGTAATTGTTTTAAGTAATAGCGTTGTCCACATCTATCACATTGACCAAGAGCATTTTTTCCAGCAGCATAAGCCATTATGTTAGCCTCCTATAACTACGCATAGAAGGTCGTATCTGATAACTTTCTCTTACTTCATCTTGTTCTGCCGCTCTTTTAAATTCTTCTTCGTAAACAGCTTTTAAAAGTTGTGTTCTTTCTGGTGCTCTTTTTATAGATAGATAATAAGCAAGACCACTAGCTAAACATGGGTAAAATCTAAATGGAACTTGCATAGTGTTTGGGCCATGATCAGCATCGTCAATTCTTTCTAAATAATTATAAACAATTTTGTCGCTGTTATTATTTGATGTCGGCCATATTTTTATTTTTGGAGTAATTTGTTTATCTACAAAATATTGACTTGGCGTGCTTTCACTAGATTTATCTGGAATTTGTAAATATTCTTTACGACCAATTGCTTGAATAATTGTATCAGTATTTTTGCCATTTACTACTTTACGAGTAGCAACACCTAAAACATCAATTGCACCAGTCGGTAAATCATAACTTGTTTGACCTTTTGTAAGTGTTTGAATTTTTTCTTTTACAGTCCATTGATTAAGACCTCTATTAGCCCAATCAGCTAACATAAGATTTATACTTCTTTGAGCTGTTTTTAAATCATAGCCAGTTCGTAGTTGTAAGCCACATCTTTCAAATGCCTCTTCAACATATTCAGCAACATCTAATTCAAAATCCTTACTATTACTAACTGCCATTTCATTATCCTATTTTAGTAAATTTTCTTTTACCAGGAGCTATTGCACCACATCCTATATTTCCAGACCTTGTGCCTGGTTGTATAGCTCGACCATTATAACTTACTAATCCACCTGTGTTAAATTTTTTTATTTTAGTTGAGTCTTGTATTTGTTCACCCATTTGCGATCGTGATATGGGCATTATATCAATCCTATCAAACCAGTAATTCCAGGTGAATAATTATTTCTATTAGAATAATAATTTGTTGCTACATTATTATGTTGAGGAACTGTAGTTGTGTTTTGTGGAGCATTTCCATACAATGCTTTGTTTCGAGCAATTTGTGCTTGTAATGCACCTAATGTATTTTCATAATTTGTTGTTCCAGACGCTTTATCAGCTTTTTGAGCAAAATGTAATTCTGACATAAATTGTGGCATTTCACCAATCAACATTTGAGTTATATCATAACCACTGTAACCAGGATGACGAACGGGATCATTATAATACTCAGGAACTTCAGGCCATTTTAATCCAGTTGAAACTGACGGTAGAACAGTTTCTCCAAACGGTGGAGCTTGTAAATTACCACCATAAGCTACATTCGACATTTTATAATAAGGGCTAGAAGTCTGACCTCTATTAGCCCAACTTCTAATATAAGAACCTATTCCTCTTCCAATATCTGCTATATCTCTACCAACTGTTCTAAAATTATTTAAATTAGGCTGCCAATTCATACTGATAACACCAATCTTAATAATAAGGTGATAGTACTAACAGAAGCACCAATCATAACCATTTCCATTCTCCACAATCTTTTATCAATTGCTTCGTATCTCTCACTACACGCATCCACATGGTCATCAATTTTTTGTTTAACTGTGGCTACGGTAGGTTTAGACATTATGCTGTTCCAAATAGATTGTTATACATTGTAGGATTATTAGTACTTAGATAATCTTGATAATCCTGTGAATATTTTTGTCCTTCAAAAGGTGTGTTTAAATAATTTTGATAATCTGTTGTATACATGTCCCCACTAAATCCAGGTGAAGAATATTGATTATATAATGTTGAATAAGGGTTATAAGGTAATTGATTATAATTAAAACCTCCATAACCTCCGAAGAAAGGACTTGAACCATAACCATATCCTGTTGAATATGGAGACCATCCACTTCCCATATTTCCGTAGAAAGAGCCAATACCACCTGCATAAGGATTCATGCCATAACCGTAACCATATCCGCCAAAGAAAGGATTGCCATAAGAAGGATTCATATAACTTCCGCCATACATGTTCCCATAACCTCTTCCATAACCTCCAAGAAGACCTAATAGACCTCCAATTCCTGTCAACCCAGTATTATTAGTATTTTGTTGAGGAAATCTTTCATTTAAATAATTTGTAAAAGCTGTATTAAAATCAAAGTCAGATACTAAATTATTAAAATCATCAACATTATCAACATTTTCTACTGTGTCTGTTGTGTTTGTTTCTTGTGGTGCATTTAATTCTGGATAAACTGATAACATTTCTTGAGGGCTATTAAAAGTTTCATAACCTAATATTGCTGCTTCACCGGCATTCATCATTGTAGCTTCACCAGTTAATGGATTATATGCATACACTGTTTCTCTTCCAGTGCCTGTTCCAAAATCTGGATTATAAGGATTGTATGAATAATTTCCTTCATAAGTATATGTACTTGGATCAAATCCTTCCATAAGAGCATTAAAGTTATCTAAAGAATCACCACTTAAATATCGATCTCTTATTTCATCAGCTGTTATGCTTCCTTGCTCAAACCAATCAGCAGTACTTCCTAAACCAGTTGTATTTAAAAAATTAGTAATATCGTCCATTGTCGTTACTGTTCCTGGTGGTGGATCATTACCAGGAGGCGGAGGGGGATCATTACCAGGAGGTGGTGGATCGTTATTATCTACATAACTTGTAAAGTTACCATCTGCATCCATTACTCCTGTAGGACTTCCGTCAGCCGCAAAGTAATATTTTACACCTGTTTCTGGATCAGTATTAACTCTAGTTCCATCATCATTAATAGTTACATTAGGGGGTGTTATCGGTCCAGGAGGATAAAGTGCGAAATAATCCTCTTCTGATAATAACTCACCTGTATTTGGGTCAGTATACATTGCTGGTGCATTGAAGTCTGCCGTATCTCGCTTTAGAGTTTCTAACTCATTAGAATCAATTTCTAAAGTTGAATTACTTGTTGGTGTTCCTAATGTTTGTCCTATAGTTAAAATATCTACTGTACTTAAACCAGCAAAAGCTGGGTCAGAAGGGTCTAAAACTCCGCCATTATTAGCTATTGCATCTAATTGTGCTTGAGTTACACCATCAGGAGGTGTTTCTAAATTAAAAGGACCTACAACTTTACCATTTTTATAAGTAGTACCACCAATAGTAACACTACCATCTGGATTTGTTACCATATCTGGTAATCCAGACATGTTAAAAAAGGAATTAATAGGTATATCCATTTTATCTCCTTATGCTGTGTAAGATACTACGCAATTAGTAATACCAGCACTAGATACTACCCTCATACCTCTTTTTAATCTATAACCTGCATCTGCGTAGAAACTATCACTACTTCCGCCATTTACTTTAAAGGTACTATCAGTAGTCCATGTTCCGCCAGAATTTTTTGATTGAATATCAACCGTTCCATCTGACGAATCGGCTTGTAAATATATACCTCTAAAGTAAACAACTTGGTTTGTACCTTTAGCAGCAGTATTAGCATTATTAGTGTCACCCGCAACAACTATTGTAGTTGCACCTGACCCTTGTTGATGGCTTAAATAAGAGCCTGCCATTTATACCTCCTAAGATAGGTTGTTATTTTGTACATATAAAACTGTAACAGTCGCAGCACCTGTGGCACCGTCACCAGTTGCAGCTGTAAAATCTGCAAGTATTTGTAAATCCGTAGTACCTACATTAGTAGCTTCAGTATCTAAAGTTCCATGTGTAGTTCCTAATGATTTTACATTAGTTGCAGGTAAAAAAGCATCTGCATCAGCTGATGTTCCAATAGCAACAGTAGCAGTACTACTGTCGTTATTAACTGTTGTTACATTTAATATTACATCTACCACTTGTGAGTTAGCAGGAACTACTGCAACTGATTGATTAAGTGCAGAAGCACCAATAATATCAAGTACAAAAGTTTGTGCCATTACTACAGAACCAACATTAGCAACATCAGTGCCAACGGTGGTACCAGTGGTATCTTTGATTGTGCCGGCCTTGATAGGTCCGGAAAAAGTTGTTTGACCCATTGTTTTTCTCCTTAGTCGTTAAAGTCGACCTTAATTGGTCGTCTAGGGATATCTATAAAATACAGAAGAAAAAAGGATAATGCAAATAAAAAAAGGGGCTAAGCATCCCTAGCCCCTTTAAAGAATTGATACTTAATTAATTAAGCACCTGGTGACCCATAGATCGCACGAGGATCAGACCATCCGAAGCTGTAACGCTCCCTAGCCTTAAATCTCATGTTACCTGTGTTGAACTCACCTTCCATTGCAGTTCTTAAAGGTGCACGGGTAAAGTGTTTTAGCCCGTTTGGTGCATCTGTAAGAATAAAGAATGCGTCAGGGTCTGTTAAGAAATGATTAACAGTATACCCTTCTGGAATCGCACCCGATGATCTAAGTGCATTGATATCGTTATCAGCAGTTCCAACTCGGCCTTCAGATTTCATTAATCTTTCAGCTACGAATTGAAGTTCCGCAGGGATAACAAGTTTTCTGCCACGAAGTGCTACGATTAAGCCTCTTTCATCAGTGAATTGACTGATTGAAATAAGACCGTTTTCTAAAGCAGTTTCGTTTAGATCGGTTGCTGTGGTTGGTTCGTTAGAAAAGGTCCCCCCAACAGAAAGCGGATGGTCTGTTGCAAGTAATTCCTTGCCGTCACCACCAGTAAAATTGTTGTTGAATCCATTATTTAAAATGGAAGCACCTTTTACTTGCTTACTATGTGCCATTGATCGTGCTAATGCACGAGTATAGCGATTTGACAGACGGTCGTAGAGGTTGTCTTCGACAGCTTCTTCAGTTAAGGCAAAAGCCATTGCTACAGTTTCGTGTGTGTAACGAGCTGTATAAACTTCAGTCGCTGAGTCGTATTCAACTCCAGCACCTTCTGATTTTGTTGGGGCCGCTCCAAAGCCGGAAAGCATTACTTCTTCTTCGAAAGCTCTATCAGATGATTCAGTTTCGAAAATTTCAGCAGCTTCGTCTCCGTACTTGCTGTACTCTAAGCCAAAGAGAGCGTTTAGACCAGGCTCTAATTCTTTAGCAAGTTGTGCTCTTGATATAGCCATTGTTTATCTCCCTAATTTAAGCCAGTTGTACCAGCAGAAGCGAAATGGTTGTTGATAAGGACTACAACATTAGTGTTTGCAGAACCTGTATCATCATTGTCAGGATCGGTAGATACTGCAAGAGCTTTTAAAGGAAGGGAAGCAGTTGTGTTTGCTGTTCCTACATCTAGCTCTGCATATGAAATACCACTGTTTGAACTTCCTGTACCTGCACCATCCACAATATCATAGTTAGCGAAAACGCCAGCTATAGTGAATGCATCGTCTGCTTGCACTTCACAAATGATATTAGGATCGTCCACGACATAAGCCTTAACAGTGCTAGTCACATTACTATCACCGGTCCAATAGTTTGACCATTTAGGTTTACCTGTTGATGAATCTGTAAATTGGCACCCATTAAATACGCCCACTACAAGTCCACCATCAGCAGCAGCCATTCGATCGATATATCCAGTCGCTAGACCTTTTACAATATCACCTTGATAAACTTTAGTGGTATTAGCATTTGATATTTCGTATTCTCTTTGACCGCCAGTATAAGCACCACCGCCAAGTAAGGCAGCAGGTCTTAACCCAAATGGAGCATCTTTGTTAGCCATTAGCTACTCCTATTAGATTTTGATTCTATTTATTTAGAACCAAAGGTTACTTTTGAACTTCGCTCTGCCTCAAATTTAGGCATCGCAGGATTGTTGTCACGCATCCAATCATTATCAACCGCTTGCATTTGCTGTCTAGCACGATCAGCGTAATATTGTTTGCGTTGTTCAACGAACTCTTCTGGTATTCTTGCCAGAAGTAAACCGCCTACACCAATGACTCCGGTATATTTACCATCCTCGACAGTTGGAAAGACGCTACCCTCATACTCATCTGCACGCACGAGTTCATAACCTTCAGTCATTCTTGAATGAACATTGTTCTTATCATCATAACCTAGAACTTCGGCTCTTATCCATCTATGGACATAACCAGCGGGTGGGGTTGGGGCGTGCAATTTATTGGGTGGTCGCCATTGCACGGGGCGTTCGCTAGAGGCTCGTGTGTTGTTTGACCGAGCGTTTCTATCTATAACAGGAGCTTCAGTAGCTTCTGCATCTATAAATTCGTATTCGTTATTTTCTTCTGACATCATGTACCTCTATGAATTTCTTGCATCAATTTTTGCAACTTCTCTAGCGTATGCATCAAGCGGTACGCCAAGTTTTTTAGCTACAGAAATTTGTGCTGGAGTTAATTTAACACTTTTTTTACTCTTTTGGCTAGTCTTTCCTTGAGTTACAGGAGCGACTGTTTGAGTACGGGTAGTTTTCCCTTCAAATTTATGTGGAAATTCAGTTCTAATCCTTTTATCAATTTCTGAATAATATTCATCAGATTGAGGATCAAAACCTTCTTCCTCAACAAGTTGTTGATGAATTGTAAAAGCCGTTGCTGTCATAGCACGGTCTTGTCCAAACCAACTATTCTCTTCTCTTTCAGCCCAATCAACTGCTTTCGCATCTGGCTGAGGTGGAGGAGCATATTCTTGTTGTTGTGGTTGTTGTTGTTGAGCACCAGGCTGAGCTTGATAATTTTGTTGAGCTTCTTGTGCTTTTGTTGTTCTTTCTTGATTTTGCTTGAAAAGTCTCAATCTTTCTTTTTCAATAGCAATTTTAGCCATTACTTGCTGAGCATCAGCCATTTTCTCAACTTCACCAGCTTCATACGCTTCTTTAAAAGCAGCTTTAGCTTGTGATTCTTGAGAATCAATTCTACTAGATGCTTCTGCACTATAACCTGTATTTAAATTAGAAAGTTGTGCTCTTAAAGCATCAGCCTCTGCTTTTTGCTGTTGAGCAAATTGTAAAGCAGCAGCTTCTCTTTCTTCAGTTTCTTTTCTTTGTGCAACAAGTTTGTTAATTCGTTTTTGGGTTTTATCTCTTCTTTTATCAAGTTCTTCTTCACTTAATCCTTGAGAGACGGGCTCACCATCAGTCTCAGCTTCATTACCAGTTACATCAACAATAGCCGGTTGGCTTTCATCAATAGTTACTGGTTCTTCAACTTCAACTATTTTTGCTTCTTCTGTTTCATCATTCATTAGACACTCCTATATTGTAAAAACATCAGTTGGTTCCAAGATAGTTCCAAGAATCTCGTCGTCATTTAAAATCCTAATTTCGCCGTCAGCAAGTTTAATTCTTGTTCCAGCGTACTTACTAATAATTACCCACTCGCCTTCTTTACAGTAAGCTCCGTTAGGAAATTTCTTTTTATCTTTGTAAGCATCAGGGCCTAAAGTGACCACATAAGCTACGACCGTAGCTAAAGATTCTCTTTCTCGTGTCTCGTCGGGAATAACAATGCCACCTTTAGATTTTTCAAATCCTTGAAAAGGCATAACAACCACACGATATCCTGTGGGTTGCGGTATTCTTTCTTTTGCGGATTTTTTAAGAAGACTTGGATCAAGTACTCTTTTGTTTTCTTCAGTGTAAGCATCGGATACTTGTAGTTCAGGCTTCTCTTCCTTTTCTACTTTCTTCTCCACTTTTTTATCAGCGTACCTATCGGGTACATACAGCTTTGTTTTAGCCATCGTCACTATCCTCCTGTGACACCAGAGCGATTATCTCTTGCTCCACATAAGCCAGACTCTGTAATTGACCTATGCACGACCGATATGCTTCCCAATCTTTGCAGTTCCCTGAAGTTACTTTTTCGTGAACACTCTCCTTTTGTTCACGAATAATATGTAGTATTTTTTGGATTAATTCAACCCCATCCATCATTTTTTTCTCCTCTTAAAAAAATAATTATTTTTTAGATGTTTTTCTAACAGCCCTAACAAGACCAACTCTACCTAGTGGGTCTTTGCTTTTTGCTTTTGGCTTAGCTTTAGTCTTAGTCTTTTTTTCTTCAGCCATGTTTGCCTCCTAATTTCTTTGAGATAAATCTCTTAAGCGTTTAACATCAATTGCTTCTTGAACTCTTTCTTTATTAAGTTTTTCTAATTCAACAGCAATTCTTGACGCTGCCATTTCTTCTTGAGCGTCTATTCTTTCTCTCGCAACTTGCGTTCTTTCATTAGCTGTTTGTTGTGCAATATTATTTCTTTGTGCAGCTAATTGATTGTTTAATTGATCTTGTTGAGCTTTCAATACAGTATTTGTTTCAAACTCTTTTGCATCTTGTTGTAAGCGTGCACCCTGTAATGCTAACTCTTGTTTTCGTATTTCTACAAGTGGGTCTTCATTATCCGCAGGTGCAAGAACCTCAGATAAATTTGCAGCTAACTCAGCAATGCGTTGAGCAACTTCATTTTCTATTTCTATTTGTATAGCTTGCATAGCTTCTTGTGGTATTTGACCATTATATTGTTGCTGTAATTCTTGCAATTTAGGTCCAAATTCTGCTTCAACTAATTCTCTCGCTTGTAACGCAATATGCTCATATATATGTGAAGTTAAAAGATTAATAACATTTATATTAGCCATAACAGCAGGTGTTCGCATAAATGTTAAATGTGCCTCAATATGTGCTTGATGGTCTTGTTTTGGAAAAGCCTGTAGTCCCTGCCCTTGTAGAGCTTTTGCATTTTCAATAGCAGGGTCTTGAGGTTGAGGTTGTGGAGGAGGTGGTAATACTTTTTCAATATTACGCACGCCCAATGCTTCGTACATTCTTTTATACGCTTCATACATTCCAACTGGTCCATGAACTTGTGGGTTCGATTGCACGAGCTGTAAACTTGTTTGAGCAATTGCAATTCTTTGAGCTGTTGAAAAGATGTTAGGGTCTGATACAGGCATAACATCAATTCTGTCATCAAAGTCTGATTGCTTAATATTTGGATCGCCACCACTTACTTCATATGGATATGTTGGTGGTGTGTAATCACGGAAAAGATTTGCTAGAAGATTAAATTCTATCTTCTGTGCATAGTGTAATCTTTTGTGAATAGCTGACATAATTTTTGTGCCACGCTCTAGCATAGCAACAGTCGAACCTACTGGTGCACTGTTCTGTTCAGCTAACGGCATGTCGGCAACGGACGCAAATCTCTTACCGCTCTCAACAATAATGCCAAGTAACTGTAGTAAAGTTCCAGATGGTTCTTTAAATGGTAGTGGTATAATAGACGCTCTCAAGTCTCCACCAGGAGCATCAATATCTCTAAACTCACCAGGTTGCAATGGGTCTGATTCATCTCTAACCCTAATACCTCTAGCTTTAAAACCAGCTGGTAAGTTTGCTAATGTTCCAGCGTCGATAAGCTGACGCAGAATAGATGTAGCAGAACGAGATAAGTTACCAATAATATGTGGTAAACCAAATCCGTAAAATCCTAGACCAGGTAAAAATTTGTAATGTACAAAATATTGGTTAGGATTTTTCTGTGGGTCTTCCTCTTCATAATTTCTTCTAATAGCAAGTATGTTAGATGAACCTACATCAATAGTAATAATGTAAGGTAATTTAATTCCTGTTGGTTCTCCGTCTTGTCCAATGTCTTCAAAACCTTCTAAGTCTAAGAAAGTATGTATTTCATAAATTTCTAATTCATCATCTTCGTAAGTCATTGTTGCAGACTCACCAGATACTTTCTCCATAGTCTCTTCTAAATCAGAATAGACATGTGTTGGTCTGACGGGAACATCTCTGTAGATACCAGCAACTTGAAGTTTACGAACTTCATTTCCTGTCATCTTCAGTCTATGTGTTAGCCTAACAGCATTCGCAAGGTCAACAGAACTGTAAGGAACAATAATGTCTTCACTAGGAACGAAGCGAGCCACGGGTCTTTGTTTTGTTTCATCGTAATAAACCTTCTTAAAAGCTGATCCACTTAAAGGTAGATAGAATAGCAACTGGTCAAGTTCTGGATCGTACTCTTCCATATTGTAGCAAATCTGATAGTTCATATAATCTTGAACTCTTTGTGCCTGTTTTTCTGATTCTGGATTAGGTTCGCCAATAATATTTACACGCACGGGTCCACCCGCAGGTAATAATTCTTTATAGGCTTGTGCTTGGAATTGAGTAACGCTTTCAGCTAGAACAGGATGAGTAACACCAGAAGCTCCCTCAAATGGTTCACTTCTCTCATCTTCCTCTACACCTAATAAATTTAAACCCTTCTCATAAATCTTTTCCCAGTCTTCACGAGCATCAATGTCGCTTTCTACTGCACTTAATAAATCAGAAGATATTGGACCTAATACACCTTCTTCAACATACTCTGCTAAATTAGCGTCAAAAGGAATTTGTTCTGGAGCAACTCCTTCTTCAACAAATTCACCAACTTCTACAGAACCATCTTCTAGTTCTGTTATTTCGCCACTTGCTATTGCTTCTGCAAGAGCAGGCGGAACTTCAGCAGTGTCAATAGGATTTCCCTCAATAGGGAGTTCCTCTTCTTCTGGACCACCTTGTCCAAATGGATTCTCAGCCATGTTATTTCCTTATATTAAAAAGTTCCTTGAAACTTACCGCCCTTAGTTGCAGCACCCATGCCTTTCATGGTACCGCCACCTGGACCTTCTGGAACTTTAACATATTTTACTTCCCCACCTGATGAATAACCAGTTTCAACAGTCTTACCAGTTTTGTCTGCATAAGCCGCAGCTTTTGCATAACCTTCTTCAGTATAAGGGAAATGTTTTTTTCCTACTTTTGGCATTTTAATAATACTCCTTTTTATGGGGACGATCTTCATCCCAGATTTCATCGCTTGGGTGTCTAACAAATCCACCTTCACGAAACCGTAGTATAGCCTGAGACATCGAATCTACCAAGTCATCATTGTCTCCAAATGGAAAAGAGGCACATTCTTCTGCCATCTCATCCGCCCATTGAAAATCAGGTCGCCATACAAGACCAGATTCAAACATCGGGGCACAGGCATGGACTCTCGAAACTTTATCTTGTCCAGAGCGTCGACCACCTGGTGTAAAATTTATAACAGGTATCCCCATATTTCTCAACTCTTGAGTTAAAGGAAGCCCAGAAGCCTTAGCCTCTATAAGAACTATATCAGGCTTATGATTAGAATACGAGTCCATAGCTATCTTTTTTAACTCAGGAAATTCCCATCGACCTTTACAACAATCTAATAAAATAATATTAGGACCGTCATCTTCATTAGGATAAAATACACCCCAAGTACTAATAGCACTGTAGTCAGCAGTTTCTGATTTTAAAAACGCAGTATCATATGACTGTAATATATACTCACATTCCGGTGGCTCATCATCTTCCCACATTTTCCACCATTCTCTTTTAATAATAGCACCTTCTTCCATTGTTGGTTGCTGTAACCACTGAGCATTCCATTTAGAAACTGGTAGGGAAGTTTTAACTTTTAATAATTCTTCTTTAGACCAGAAGTTGGGCCATAAAACATTACCATCATCAAAGATAGCTGGAAATTCTACAACCTCCCAATGATCCGCATTTTCTTCACCTTGTTTTTTTAACACCTCTGCCGTCAAGTCTTTCGTAGACCAACGAGTCATAACGACAACAATACGACCGCCTGGTTGTAATCTTTGTCGTGGACCAGAAGTATACCACTCATAACAATGTTCCATAGCCGATGGCGATAACGCATCTTGCTCGGAATGAGGGTCGTCAATAATAAGGAGGTCAGCACCACGACCCGTAATCGCTGCGCCAACCCCCGCCGCAAAATATTCACCACCTTTTGTAGTTGCCCAACGCCCAGCGGCTTTAGACTCGGGCGACACTTTTGTATCGGGAAAGACGGTTTTATAATCTGGAGTATCAACAAGCATTTTGCACTTACGACCGAAACCTGTAGCAAGTTCGGTTGTGTGTGTTGCTTGAATAATTTTTAATTTAGGATTAAGTCCTAACATATAGGAAGGAAAATAAATTGATGCGAACTCAGACTTTGTATGTCGAGGTGGCATATTAATAATTAATCTTTTTAATTTTCCTGTAGCTATGTCTTGTAATTTTTTTGCATAAATTTTGTGATGGTTGCCTTCAATAAAATCGGGCCACATTTTTTTAACATAAGTTAGGAAGTTACTTTTTGCTGCATCCTTTTCTTCCAAGAAATTTAATCTCTCTTGTAACTGAAGAGCGTAACGAACTTGTTCTTCGTCTAAGCTACTGTAATCAACTTCTGTCTGTGCCATGTATTCTTGATACCCATAACATTAATTCTTTATCTGACATATTATGTTTCATAATATTTACTGCCCAACATACTAAACGAATATTTTCTTTTTTGTAACCTATATCATTATCTATTCTATCTATTGAAACATTCGTATATATTTTTTTTCCAGTGCCATCTCTTTTGTGTGTCATCTTAATACCACTTACTTGACACTTACCTTTACACTTTAACCATATATCTAAAATATCTTGCCAAGACAAGTCCCAAGATTTTTCTCCTTTTCTCTTTCGAGCAGATCGTAACTGTGTGAAATTTCTTCTTAAAAATTTTATTGGGTCTTTATTAGCTTCATCATTGCGAAATTGCATATTGCATTTGCGACAACGCCGTCGGTAGCAAGGAGACCCATTCCTTGAAAACATTTTTTCAAATGCTGTAATGGGTTTCGTCACTTTGCATGTATTGCACTTGCGTGAACTCTCCATAAATTCCTACATATAGTAGGTTTGACATTTATGCAACTAAATATTGATTATATGATCTGTAATACACATAAAAACATAGTTGAAACACAAATAAATGTAATAAAATTAAGCATTTAACACCCTTTAGTTAATAGTGTTATATACCTATTTCTTCATTAATCAACTCAATATAGTGAATAAATACTATTTATTTTGGTAATATTAGCCAGTAAGTACGAAAATTACTGCTATTACTCCAATTACGAGTACTGGAACAAGCCACTTTGTTGAAAATGGTTGTTTTTCAACTACATAAGCCTCATTTTCTGGAGTAGATGGATCATCGGCTACAAATCTGCCTTTAGATGTCCTAGCTCGTTTCTTAGCTGGTGCTTTTTTCGTAGTTTTCTTTGTTTTAGCTTTTGCCATTTCTTGCCTTCCTTATTGATTTCATGCCGCGTTGCCCAAACCAAAATGAAATCACGGTTGAAAACAAAATTTTTGTTTCCTCGTCCCAGCTGGCTAATATAGCCTGGCTGACATCATCTCCTTCTTGTACTGCAACATAGACAGCTAACCCTTTAATGGTAGCAAACAGTATAAAAAAGAAATAAGTGACGACGGGTCGCACGGATGCTTGTAGTGCAGATATAAAGGAAGACTTATTACTTCTAGCAAGTTGAGCAGCATGTTCGTAGATAGAACGAGATTCTTCTACATCTGCTGCTGCGTCGAGCTCTTCAAGTTTCAATTGACTTAAAACTTCAGCGTGCTTTGCCTGAGCCTCCAATAATTTTAATTGGTGACGATTTTTCTGTCCCTGCTCGAAGAATCCCAAGAGCGTGGGGAGAAATGAAGTTCCGAAGCCCAAGAGGCTTCCAAAAAGTGACAGCATTAAATCTCTCCTTTTAATCTAAGGCTTACATAATAGATAAAAATTACATTAATTGGCAAGAGAAAAAAGAACATGGGCCAATCTGCCATGAATATATACTGCAAACCACAATATAGAGAAAATACTCCACATATGTAGAATATTATCTTGAGAACCTCAAGAGCGTGATCTGCCATTTTGTCCATAATCTACTCGTCGGTAGATTTAGTGGAAATCTGTATGTCTATTTCTTGTGACTCTGGAATATTTGCTGAGATGTTAATTGCAGAACTTGCACATCCAGCTAAAACCACTACCATAAGAACTAAAAATAAATTTTTCATTGTTAACCTCTTGTATAATATTTTTATACAACTTTATTTAACGATTGTTAACTATTAATTATGTTAAAAATATGTTCCGAAGACATTGATGTCTGGATAGTTTTGAAGTTGAGGAGGATTCCTTAGTCCACGAAGGTATTGACTAAAGTTGTTTATTTTTTCCATAGCTATTGGATTTTGAATATTGTTATTAGTTTCTGGAGTAGGCGGCACCGGATTACCTTGTGGTAATGGCGGTGGAGTTCTTTGTGCAAACATATTTTGTGGAGGCATCATATTATGCATTGGAACTTGTGCCATTGGCATCATAGGAGGTCTAGTTGCCGGATGCATGTTTGGTTGTTGTTGTAATATTTGACGACCAGGATTGTAAGCCTGATTACCACCAACAGCGTGATTTAAATTTCCTTGCTGGAATGGTTGATTCATATTGTTTGGATTGTTTTGCATACCGCCATTTTATAATTTTTTTATTAAAAGTCAATCGGAGTCCCACAGGGTACCTTAAAAATTTAAAAGTTGTGTTCGTATGTCATAAACCTACTTTGTACTATTTTTCTTTTTTATTAGAGCGAAAGGGGTAGGGGGGCAGGATTTTTTTTCTGTTAGGCATAAAAAAAGACTAGGGAACCTGAAAAGTTCCCTAGTCTATAAGTTAGATTAATCGCTTACTG